AAACATTTTGTTAATATGGGTAATCAACATATATTTACGATTTTGAAAGCCTATTACGCAAAATACAAAGAAAACCCATCGATTACGGAAATAATTTCTAAGGTGCGAACAGTAGAAAATGCGGAAATTCGAACGGTTATTAATGAAGCACTAGTTGCGATTGAAATGGTTCAAGAATCTAAAAATCTAGATTTCATCATTGACGAGACATTAAATTTTGTTAAAGATTCTATGTATTTAGAGGCTTTACGCGTTGGTAGTGACGGGTTAATGAAATGTGACGAAGAGTTGAAGAAAAAAGCTGAACAGATAATGGATGCTCGCGCAAAAGTTAATATTGATTCTGATTTAGGTTTGGATTTTGACGATATCCAAAAAATGATCGATTACTATCAAGAACGAAATATCGGTATACTTACCAGACATAATGAACTGAATAAGCGTTTAGGTAGTGGATTTTTAGCGGGCACACTAAGTCTAATTATGGCGGCTAGTGGTATCGGTAAATCATTATTGATGACAGATCTATTATCTGGTATAATTTTACAAGGTAAAAATGTGTTATTGATATCGTTAGAAATGGGCGATAAAGAAATAATGAAACGTGTACATGCTAACATTTTTGATTTACCTATCAACTCTTTAACCGATGTTAGTAAAACTGATGAAGAATTAGCAAAAATGCGTGAAGAAGATTCTACGCATGAATTTGTTAGTCGTGAAAATATCGAAAATGCTTATACTAAAATAAAGAATGAAAATGAAAATGTAGGTCGATTGTTTATTAAAGATTATCCTAGTGGTACATTTTCGGCTTTACAATTAGAGGCGTTGGTTGAATCATACCGCATGGAATTAGATATAGAATTTGATTTAATATTTGTTGATTATATCGGTATTTCTAAATCGGATCTATTAACACCAAACGCGGGCTTATACTCATACATCAAATCAATTGTTGAGGAATACCGTTCAACGGCTAAAAAATTAAAAGTTCCTATTATTTCAGCTAATCAGTTAAACAGAAATGCGACGAATAATCGTGATGCTGATAATAGTTCCGTATCGGATTCTATGGGTGCCGTAATGACAGCCGATTTTATTATGTTTTTATTGCAAGATGAAGAAATGAAAGCATTAAATCAGATCCATTGTAAAGTTACCAAAAATCGTTTTAATGGTCGAACTGATTCGTGGGATATGTATGTTGACTATAAACGTATGCGTTTTCATGATATGATACAATTATCAGAAAAAGAAACATATATCGCTAAATCTAATAATGGTAGTGTGAAAGGTGATTTCGGTCTAGTAGACGATATTGTGATCACACCAGAACAACAAAAACATAATCAAAGTTTTGGTGAAACTGAAATACCTGACATTGTTCGAAAAGGTTTAGAAAATTCTAATGAAACATACGCGAACGTTGCATATGGTAGAAGTTCAGAAAATAAAAAGAATGATGAAGTTGACGATTTACTAGATCAAATGATTATGTAAGTTTTTACAACTCAACTGGGTTTTTTAATATCCAGTTGAGTTGTAAACAAGAATAGATATCATTAAGAAAAGATTACAATACTTGTTGTGTAATGTATAAATAATGTTATAGTATAAACACATAATAAAAGGTATTACGATGATAGAATATAAAGAATATGTTAATGCACTAAATGAAGCACTTATAACATTTGGTGGTAAATCATACCCAAAATTTGGACAGGTTGTTTTAATGGCGGGCGGTGCGGGTAGTGGTAAAGGTTTTGTTAAAGAGAAAATTTTAGGCATTGAAGGTAAGTTATTTGATGTTGACGAATTGAAAAAGAAAGCTTTAGAATCTGATAAATTTAGTAAACGTATCAAAGATGAAACGGGTGAAGATATTTCAAAATACGATCTACGTAATCCTGAAGATGTTGGTATGATTCATAAATTACTATCTGATGTTTACGGTTTACCTAACAAAAATCAAGCGACTGTATTTAAAGGGTTGACTACTGACCCAGAAAAATTACCAAATTTGATATTTGACGTAACTCTTAAAGATATTAAGAAATTAAGTAAAATCTCATCTGATGTTTTAGCATTGGGTTATGATATTTCTAACATTCATATTGTTTGGGTTGTAAATGACGTTAAGGTTGCAATTGAGCAAAATAGTACGCGTGATCGTGTAGTACCTATCGATATTTTAATAGGTACACATAAAGGTGCGGCTAGTACTATGGATGCATTACTTAAAAGTGGCGATGAAATCAAGAAATACATGGATGGTGATATCTGGTTAGCATTTAATAAACGTGGTTCTGATTCGCAAGTTAAAACTATCAAAAAAGGTAATAAAACTTACGAATATACAATTCCGTCTACACCAGTACAGGTTAAGAAACGTGGTAAGCCTCAAAAAACTCTTAAAGAATTGGATAAAGTTTATTACGATAAAGTAAAATCATATATTCCACAATCTATTGAAGTTTAGTAGTTGCAATACATAATTTAATCTGTATAATGGGTTTTGTGGTGAGGGAGTCCTTACTACATAACCCAGTTAAGGAAATGTTAATGAACTATAAAGACTTTGAAATTGTTTATGTTGATATGGATGGTGTAATGGCTGATTTCGCTAAAGGCGTTATAACTGCTACTGGAATGACTATTGAAGAAATAGAGAAAACAGGTAGTTGGGATGAAGTTAAAGGTGAATTATGTGCTAGTAACTTTTTCAACGAATTGGAAGTTATGCCTATTGTAGATATTCTTAATGCGAATATGGGTAAATGGGATATCATGACTGCGGTAGGTTATTTAAGTACTGAAAACGTAATCGAAAATAAAAAATTATGGATAAGTCGTGTTTTTAACGAATTACCAAAATTCAATTACGTTCTTAAAAGCCACGAAAAAGCAAAATTTGCTAAAAAAGGCGTGTTTCTTATCGATGACCGTCCAAAAAGTGTAAACCCATTTTTAGAACAAGGTGGCGATGCATTACTATTTAATAACAGTAAAGAACAACTTGAGTTCTTAAAAGAATTCTTTACTGAATAGTGTAAAAATTATTATATTTGATGTCTATATAAAACATCCGCATAAGATTTTGGATATTAAGATCAAATATTTCTGGGTTTAGTTTTTTATAATTAAACCCTACCCAATTATTAAGAAACTTCTTCTTAACCTGAATATATTCGAAATTTTTAGAAAAGAATTCCACAAAAGAATCACTATCATCTATTAAAATCTTCAAAGCGTTTAATTCTTGTATTACTTCGATGCGTTCTAGTTGTTCACTCATAAAATCCCCTAAATATCAAAAAGGTCGACGTATCGACCATATAATATTATATATACGCTTATGCTTTTCTGCGTTTTTTGACTTTATGTTTACCCTTATCAATAGCACCTTTACGGGATTTCTGATAAGATTTTATTTTAGTCTTATTTGCAGTGTAATAGCGTTTCTTTTTAGATTTTTTAGCACGGTTATCACGTGTACGGGCTGACTTTTCGCGACGTAATTGAGCGGCACTTTTAGTCATAAATTTACGCTTTTTCTTATTCATTTTCTTATTTGTAAGAATACGTGATACACCCTCGTTAACATCCTCTTCAAAATCTACACCATTCGTCACCAAATCCATTAGAATACCGATAAGGTTTTTATCTTTAACAATAATATCAACCATAACTTTTACGTCTTCAAAATCATAAAGATCGTCATCATCTGGGTTGGCATCATCAAAGAAATTAGTATTTAAATAAACACCAAATTCGTCTAATTCATCAACGTCCAATGTTCGAATTTCATTGTATAGATCATCAATAGTTGTAAAGAAATAAACACTCAATAGATCGTCCAAATCTTCAATTTCTTTATCACTCAACCCACCAATATCAGGTAGTGTAGTGTATCCATATTCATCACGTAACGTCATTAATTGTGATGGTGTAAGTTTAGATATCATAGATTTAACCTCATCAAGATCAAAACTTGTACCTTCACTTTCTTTTAATATAAATTCTTCTGTAGAACTTTTTTCTACATAGTTATTAAATGTTTTAAATTTCATATTATACCCTTAAATTGTTGTTAAATTGTATTCATCGTCATAATGAATAACTTCTGATTCATCACTTGTACCATCCGATCCGTCATCAAAATCCCCAATAGTTAAGAATTCAACGAAACTGCTTTCAACATGATCTTCACCCTCAACGTCAGAATAAAGATTTTTTAATAATTCTTTCATATCGTCAAAGTTTTTCGAGTTACAAAACGGTGCAAATGCTAAAGCTAATGACATTACAGAATCATCATGACAACCCTCATCCGCTTGGTACTTGTTATTTATCAGAATGAACCGTCTAAACTCATCGATAGAAGTTTTATCAACTACACCCAAATTACCATTATCTATAAACAATTTTAATGTTTGTAATATCTGTCTACGAGTTTTAGTAGTAGTACGAAATCCGGGATATGACTTTTTAGATTTAGCCCGATTATTACTATTTGAATCGGTTTTCTTATCAAAATGTAGGTTTTCATATTCATATGTTTGCCACATTTGATCCGCAATACTCTGACCTGCACCCTCATTATTTTCTATAATAAGATAAGGCATATTATAATATTCACACCATTCAAATAAAAATTCTGGCATCAATAGATATTCAATTTGTAAACTTGCTGATGCGGCTTGTTCAAATTTAAATGTTGTTATATCAATAATCTGTACAGAAAAATTATCAATACCATCTTTCGACGCGTCCACAGTCATAATATATTTACCGCCTTTATATGGGTATTTATATATGTTCAATTTACCGTCGCGTACTTCTTCAGGCTCTTTAATTTCCATAGCTTTCAATGCTATAGCATTTATTAACGTATGACTGGAACCGATAGCACTATTTGCATAGTTTTGCTCGAAATAAATAAGACCATGTTTTTCTATAATAGCATTTTGGAATTCTTCAGGCGTATATAATGTACCGTCAGATTTGTAACGTGGTACAACTCTCCAATCAACTTCATATAATTCATAACCATTAGTATGTTTACGGGCACCTTGCACTAAATCATAGTAGTGATTTAAACCGCGCATTGTTGAAATTATAATATTTTTCTTCCATGCTAGGCCAGACTGTGACGGAAATATTGAATCGGCAAAATCGTCCCATGAATTAGGTGAAATACGTGAACATTCATCAACTACTACGACATCCATAGTAAAACCTGTGAAACTGTCCGAGTTTGGTACGTCGACCATAAGACGCGTTACATTTTCAGATTCAATACTGTTTTTATTCCACGACATTGTTGCAGATTGCATCCAAATTGGTAGAGCTAACAACATATTTTTGGTAGTATTTAAGAATTCTTTTGCTTGAGCTGAACGGTTAGAAACAATACCCATATTCAGATCATTTTTAAATGTGTAACAATGTGATAAGAAAATACCAGTAGTTACAGATTTACCAGATTGTCGACCCATTAAACCTATTACAGATTCGTTGTCATCGTCATCCAATACTTCTAAAAATTCATTCTGGTATGAACGCATTTCGGGAAAATTTATACCATAAATTGTTTTGATTTGAATGTAATTATCTTTAAAATAGTGTATATCTGAATGACACTTTTCGATTTCATATTTATGGATCGGGGATAAGTTGAACTTGGTGAATTGCTTTTTAAGTCGACGATTACCATCAAACGCACATCTATTACCAAATGCGTCAATATAGTATTGTTCATCGTCCTTTGGAAAGTCCAAAATTTCTAATGCAAGTTTCTTACCAACATTACCAAATGAACGCATACTTTCCAGTAATTCAGGCGTTATAAGCGATTTGTTTTCTTTAAACTCTTTGATTGTTTCAGCATCAAAAAGATTATTGAATAATTGTATATTAGAGGTTGACATTATATTTTTCTCGTTTAATATGTATTGTAATATTTATACAAAGGAGAACAAAATGAGTAATATAAAATTCATTGATGAAAAACACACCATTAAATGGACATCATTTAGTGATGGAAGTGAATCGTGTCTCGTAACAATCGATCCAAATGCGTCGTATCATCCGTCTAGAATTATTTGCCGTATTGAAGATTGTAATCGTGATATAATTCGTATCGGTTTAGTTAAAGATGCGCTCGAACGTATGGACTATAAAGATATAGACTTAACAATTGATTACATGCCACAAGCACGTGCCGACCGAGTTTTTCAAGATGGTGCATCATTACCGATAAAAGTATTTTGTACAATTCTAAACTCATACAAATTTAATAGTGTTTTGATCGCTGATCCACATAGTGATGTAACACCTGCATTAATTGATAATGTTCGCATTTACAGTCAAGCGCAAGTGTTTAATAATAATAAATCTATCGTACAAAAATACGTTTCTGATTTTACTTTAGTAGCACCAGATTTAGGTGCGACGAAAAAAACATTTGAATTAGCACAACGTTTAGGTCATAATGAGTTCTATCAAGCTATCAAAGTTCGAAACGTTGTAACAGGCGATATCGTAAAATGTGACTTGATTGATAAAGAAATTAGTGGTAATGTTGTGATTGTAGATGATATCGCTGATGGTGGTGCAAGTTTTCTACACCTAGCTAAACTACTAAAAGAACGCGGTGCTGATCAAGTAGCATTATTTGTCACCCATGGTATTTTTAGTAAAGGGTTACAAATTTTTGATGGTGTGATTGACTTTATCTTTGTACATGATATTGTCGGTAACTACATCAACCAAGAAGATGTACGTAAATATAACGTAAAATAATTTTAAACTAAATAATTAATTAATAAATAGGAAATACAATAATGGAAATTAAAAAAACTTTAACAACAACTGATCAAATTCAAGGTGCTGACGATGTATTAGCCGCACTACTTATTGATGCATACAAAGCTTTTCACCAAAAAGCATACAATCCTACAGTTACACACGTTTACAGTAACTTCACAAATCGCGGAAAAACATATTCAAATACTGGTTTAGACTATGTGGTTAATGTTGGTACGCAATATTTTGTAAAATCTATTCTTATGCGTCAATGGCAAACAACATTTTTTGATAAACCTAAAGAAGTTGTAGTAGCTGAATACCAACGTGTTATTGGTTCAATGTTAAACAAAGTTGTTGATACTACTCACATTGAAGAATTGCATGATTTAGGTTATTTACCAGTACGATTAAAAGGTCTACCTGAAGGTTCATTAGTTCCTTATCAAGTACCAACTTTAACAATCACAAATACTGTAAGCGGTTTTGGTTGGGTTACAAATATGCTTGAAACTGTTTTATCATCTGAAACGTGGGGTATTAGTACTAGTGCGACAACCGCTTTTGCATATCGTAAACGTTTTGAATCTGAAGAATCATTACGATTATTAGGCGCAATTCCATTCTTATGTCATGATTTCTCGTATCGTGGACATTTTGGTACACAAGCCGCGTCAATGTCTGGTTTCGGTCACTTATGTTCTTTTGTTGGTAGTGATATTGTTCCTGCGGCATTGTTTGCAGAACGCTACTACGGTGCAAAAATTGATAAAGAATTGGTATTTGCGAGTGTAGATGCGACTGAACATAGTGTAATGTGTTCTTACGGTACTGAAGGTGAATTAGAGTCATTAATCCACATCATTACAAACGTTACACCTGATGGTATCGTGAGTATTGTTTCTGATACGTGGGATTTCTGGAAATTAGTTACTGAATACTTACCAAGTATTAAAGATTTAATTATGTCACGTGATGGAACAGTTGTTATTCGTCCTGATAGTGGTGTACCTGAAGAAATTCTGTGTGGTAAACAGTTTGATACTGTACGTGATGATTATTCTGATGGTGATTTTGATGCATGGTGTGCACAAGTAGCCGCGCAAATGGATGTCGATTACCGCGAAGAATTAGATGCTGAAGATCCAAATACTGACCTTGTTCGTGAATATCAATCACCTTACGGTTATTACCGTGTGACATACACCCCAATGTTAAACCGTTACGACAAAAAATATTACTACGTTGACAATAGTAATGGTGCGTTAGAAGAATGTGTATTTGAGAAAATGGAATTGACGGCTGAAGATAAAGGTTTAGTTGAATGTTTATGGGAAACGTTTGGCGGTACTATTCAAGCGGAAACAGGCTTAAAACTGTTAGATTCACACATAAGTGCAATTTACGGTGATAGCATTACCCTAAAACGTCAAGATGAGATCACAAAACGTCTAATTGCTAAAGGTTTTGTTCCTAATGTTGTTTTAGGTGTTGGTAGCTTTACTTATCAATATGTTACACGTGATACCCATGCAAGTGCGGTTAAAGCGACTGACATTCAAAAAGGTACAAACAACCATGAAGCAATCTTTAAAGATCCGAAAACAGACCAAAGTAAAAAGTCTGCTAAAGGTTTACTACAAGTTGTTAAAAATGCGCAAGGTGTTTATGTTCTAAATTCTGATGTTACACCTGAAGAAGAACAAACAGGCGAATTAGAAGTAATCTTTGAAGATGGTAAATTAATCAAAGAAACTACACTAAATGAAATTCGTGAACGTATTAATTCTAACTTTTAATAGTTATTATTAAATATAGTTAGTACTATAAATGTACATACACATAATATAATGTTATAGTGTATGTACATTTTTTCGTTTAAGGGTAAAAATATGTTTGATGCAAATATGAGGTATCTACCGAAGAATTATAAATTTTTCGCTAGTGTTACAGGTATAACAAAAGATAGTGAATTATTCAAAATTGGGATCGGGAACAATTCCGTCGTTAAATGTGTCATGCTAGATCAAGAAAACGAAAACCCTAGAGTTAAATTTATTTGTAATGGTAATATTGTTATATTAAAAAGCGACGATGAATTTTTTGACACACTAGCTATTTATGAAGGTTCAATCACAGGTAAAGGATTTATCGACGATGTTAATCATTATAAAGCAAGCTTATTAGGTTTCGAATTATCGGAGTTTGAAGATGAATAAATTCCAAGAAAATGTTAGTATGTTATTGCTTGGTTATAAATATGCCACCAAAAAAACTATATTGAATGAGTTGGGTAAAAAAACCGCAACACATCAAAGTATATGTGGTCGATGGATATACAAAGAATCTGGTGAATACACACACAAATCGTGTAATATTTTTGCAAATAAATCTAGTAATTCCCGTGAAATTATGTTATTCTGGGATACATATACGGGTGTTTGGCGTAGAAGTATAGTACAAAAAAACAAATTGAAACAAATTAAAAAATAAGGTAAAAATATGGAAAATGTTATTAAAGAACATATTGAATTAGTCGAAGGTGAATCACAACTTATTCATTTTTGTAAAGTTGAACTTAATGAAATCACAAGTAAAGCTAATAGACCATTCACGGATCAGACACTTTTGTTTAATGAGTCGGTCGTAAACATCATCACGAAAGCCGCGGAAATTGAAGACCCAATGCTTTTAAATGCGTTCGCGAGTATTCTATTTAACCTTAGAATTCGTGTTCAAAAAGAAGGTATCACTTGTGAATACATTTTAGAAATGATCGATATGCTTAAAAAAGCTGATACTGAAGAAAATACGGCTATGGGTTCTATATTAGAAACAATGGTATCGGAATTGTCAGAAGTTTACGAGCAAAATGAATCGATTCAAAAAATCAAAGTTGTTGAACTCAACAAATTGTTTGCTAATATTTTTCAACGTATCGTTTATTTAATTTCTTGGATTCCATTACGAACGTTTAATAATATCGAAGACTTACAATTAAATATGGTAGGTGGTACTGTAGAACGTGCGATTTATCAAAGTAGCATTGCGGGTAGAGTTTATCTATATACGGCTTTTTCTGATGTCCCGTATATTGCGAATGGTATTACGTTTAAACGCGAATTAGATGACGGTACTTTTGAACCTTATATTTGTGATGAATCACGCGTTCTGATCAAATTCCCTCTTAAATCTTCACACTTTATCCCTACCGTGATCCGTATTGATAAAAATGAAAAAGTATTTAAGCAAGACCGCGTTAAATATAAACGTATTAAAAAGCGTATACTTAGTGCAAATCCCCGTTTTTTAGGGTAGAATGAATAAATGGGTACAATATTGTACCCGTTATTAGAGGAATAATGATGATTATTGAAATAAAAGATTTACCTAAAGGTCAAATCATCAAGCAAATCAAAGTGGATGTTATATTTGATGAAAGTGGTGCTGTTTCTACGTCTACCGAAAATGTTTTAGTGGAAGATTTAGATCTTTCAAACGTTACAGATATGAGTTCAAAAGTCGAACCTGAAGCTGAACCTAGCCAAGATGTGGTAACGCGTGAAGTTTTTAATAATGATATGAGTAGCTTTGATGACCGCCCAGAATTGGAAATCCCTTCAGAAATGGATCATAAATTTTAAGGTATACATATGTTTACATTTAGTATAGAATGTTCTAAAGATATCACAAATTTAAATATAAATTTTGCTGATGGTACTAGTTCATTTATTGGAGAAGAAAAAAATGAAAGAAACGATAGAGTGTCAACAACTAGTGATGATGCAGTTAAAAATGATGAATCGAAATCTGATGTTCGATCTATTAACGATGAACTTCCTAAGTCTACTACTAGTCGTAAAAATTTAAAAGATTACATCGACATTACTGATGATGAAGAAGTTAAAAGCTTTGATATTGGTGTGAAACCGCCTTTGATCACTGAACTACATCGTGATATTTTGGTGAGTGATGAAATTAAAAACGGTAAATTTTAATTAGAAGTTTACATTAACAAATAAAATGTGTATTATAATGATACACTTTAATAACAGGATTTAACTATGAAATATGTACTAGGCGCGGATATCGGTTTTGGTGATGTAAAAGTAACATTGGCATCATTTGATGGTGATATCATTAAACAATTCAAATTTCCAACTGTACTAGGTGTAACATCTGGCAGTGATTTTTTGAATGATGACCGTATTAAAAAGTTTAAAGGGCATTCTTACTATATTGCTGAAGATGCTCTATTATTACCGTCGGAATCTATGATTGATATCACAGATTATAAAAATCTGGAATATTATGCACCACTTATGATGTCACATGCGATCGATTTGTGTGGTATTACACCTGATGTTATAGTCACAGGTTTATCTAAAGCGCAAATTAAAAATAGTGGGTATTTTAAGGCCGCACTAGAAAAATTTACCGTAGGTGATAAAGATTTCGCTTTTGAGCATGTTTTTGTTTTACCACAGGGTGCAGGTTCTAAACTTTGCATCGACAAATACGGTGATAATTTCCCTACAAAAATACGTGATTACACTGGTACTCAATCTTATGTTGGTTGTGATATTGGTTTTAATACATTAGATATGTTTATGGTAACTAATGGCACCACATCTGCTGAACTTTTCGAAGGTATCGAAGGTGAAGGTATCATGAAAATTGCTACTAAACTAGCTAAAGTAGTGCACACTGAATACGAACGTAATATCTCTTTACATGAAGCTAAAGAAATTATTGATACGGGTGTTTATAAAATACGTGGTAAAAAACACGATATGAGCGCACATATTTCGGCTATTAAAAAAGTATATTTGAAAGAAATGCTTCAATTGGTTGAATCACGTTACGGTAAAATTATCGATAAAGTTGACTTTATTAGTTTGAGTGGTGGCGGTAGCACAATTTTTAAAACGTCTGACGATAACTTTTTACGTGTACCATTAACAAAACATGAATACTACAATTCTATTGGTTTTGCATTGTTTGGATTAGGTCTAAACGAAGATAAGTAGTAAAAAATAAATGGGTTTATAGCTGTATAGTCCCATAATAATTAGGTAATATATTATGAGATTAATTTTAGAAACCAAAAATAAACGAAACATATCTAATTTAATAGATGCTATATATTTAGTATTATATTTAATATTTTTCTTTTCTATATTCATTTCGGGTATAATCGCAATTTTATACTTATTCAATAAAAAATCTATTGAATGTGATGGGTATACATTAAAACATAGCATTAGGCCAATTTTAGTATTTGACGGTAAAATACCTACTGTAGTTGTTAATGACTGGTATGTGAAACGTAAAGGCATTTCTAATTTATGTTTACCATCATACATGCAAAGGGAGCTAATAAAACATT